TATGTATTCTCTGTATTGGTCCAATTTATTATCTTTCTAGCAATAGATTCAGCATACTTGTTTGCATCCTTTTCTTGAATACGAAATTGATACTGAATAGGTGGTGTAAAAATTTTGTTTGTATCTTCAAAACGCCCTTCTTTTATGGTATCCATCCATATCGTTACCTGTGGTTCAAACAGTGCTCTCATAAGTAGTGTAGGGCAAACAAAGTCACATATCACAAAGTCCGTATTTTCATCACGTGCTAAGTAATACATGCGCGCTGCTTGCCTTAACCTACCCTTGTCAGTGAAATCCCAATCATTAAAGTCTTCACGAATCTTATCGGCATTAAACCATTTCACAGATTGTTTGTGATTAATTAACTGCTTCAAGAGGGCACGAGCAAGTGTCGTCTTACCCGCACCCGGAAGCCCCATAATTAGGATCTTTTTCATTAAACTGCGAAGTCTGCAGCGGCGGATGTACCACCACCAAGTTTTTCACCGTCTTCTGTTTTTTGAACATTGTTTAATCCAACCGCAATACCTTTAGAACCTGAGGCATTGTATGGATAGAGTGTTACAGATGCACGACCATAGCAACCGCTATAGAATTCTGATGGATCAATGATCGCATTCATATCTGCATCTACAACACCTGGTTTATTAGCTGAGTTAGCATTTACAAAGTATGAATTAGCATAAGCCGGATCATCCTTCTCTGCGTCACCATCACGTAAACCACCTTTTAAACCTTTTGGTACTGCGCCACCAAAGAAAGCTGCGTTTGTATTTGCCGCATCTTCGAAAGCTTTTTGAAACTTAGCAACTGTTTCAGTATCAGATTTTGGAATGATAATTGATACTGAATACTTTGGTGTACCGCCTTCAACAGCAGCTTGTGGTTGAAACACATGCGCATATGAGAAACGTACTTTACCAGTTACAATTTTAATTTTATTAGTTGCTGCCATATATTACTCCTTAACGTTAGAATCAAACTTCAATCGGGGCTGATTCGTCTACCCGTAAAAAACATATTACACTACTTTTAATCATCATGCAAGATTTTATTATTTTGCATAGCTTTTTTAATAGCTAATGCATTAATAAAGTCTTTTTTATATGATTCTTCTTCAAGCATTTCGGGATCTACAGATACCAATAATAAAATCTGATACACTGAGTCGCGGAGCAAATTGATCTCATCACGTAATCCACTATTAGTCAACGGTTCAAACTCTTTTGTATATTTTCCAATCAAACTATCTGGTACAGAATACACTTTTTCATAGCATTTCACAAGCATATTATTCATATCTTAAGTAAGATGGAAGCTTTATTTTTTCTTTAAAGTTCTCTATCTGATTGGTAAATTGTTCGTAGCGTTCTCTGTAAACTTTTGAATCGGTGAACTTGAGATCTGGAATAACTAGCTGAACATTGTACACGTAACAGTACTCATAAAAGAATTGAGCGTGCACCAACTCTCTTTGAAGTATTTGTCTTATCATACTGTCCAGGGCGTCTCCCTTTAATTTTGGATTCTCAACAGCGAAGTAGCGTTTTGTGATTTCTACAAAAGACCAAAAAGAATCCTGAACATTTTCTCTCGTTAAGAATATGTTTGTTTTTTGTAAATTAAAAAAGTTAATGGAATGATTATTTATAACCGCTTTATCAAAATCAATCGTTCTTAAAAATGCTGGATTTTTTGGATTATGCTCTGGCACTTTCATTTCATGGATTAAGTGCTTGAGTGGCTTTTTAATATCCATGTTAAGTATCTCATCGTAAAGAGGTACCTTTAATTGTTTGGCTAGATCATAACAAAACTTTGTTGACCCACAACGTCCTATTGAAGAAACAATCATTTGAAATCATCCGCAGCGTTGGCTGAAGTATCTCTTACCAATTTAGGTGATCCCTCTGGGCGTTGTACTAATTCACCTAACCAAGCTACCACTTGACCTTTGGCCGCTAACTTTTCTAGCGTTGCGATAGATTTTAGTTTGACAGGTTCATAAATGGTATCTTTAGGAAGCCCTTTCTCAACGAGCACCTTGGCTGCGAGTTCTGTATCGGTGATCTTGCGATGTGTTGTTGTTGTTGCCAATTTAAAACCAATTGGGATCTTATGTTCATTGACAGCTCGATCGAGTGCGTGAGCCTCTACATCATTTACCCAAGTTTTTAAATCTTGTGCTTTGAGTAAAATTGTATTGAGTTCATCTTCTGTTAATAAAGGAGGTTCTTTAAAATCGAGTTTAGCTAGCTCATTATTATAATCAGATCGAGCGCGACATAGTGCTTTGGCTTTACAGAATTGGCAATGATCTCCAGGAACATAGTTGCCTGATCCTGTCCAGGCTTTTGTTGCTTTGGGACGCACAAAAAATTCAGCCCAATCAACTAACTTATGAAGTGTTGTGCTATCTGTTGTAATGCTATCCAATCGAGGTTGAATGATTGTATATTTAACTTCTTTGATATTTGGGTATTTGACTTTAAATTTATTCCATGCGCCTAAACTATATAATCTTAATTGTGGATTATCTATAGCCGATACAGGAATGCCTGCACCATATTTTAAGTCCATGACATGAATTGAATTCTCTGATAATACTACAACGTCTGCTGTTCCAAATCCATCATTCACCCATTCTGAGAAATCTACCTTTTGTTCAAACAAAGGTTCATCATTGGCACCAATTTGTGATCTTACATAGACAACATAGTTGTCAGTAAAAACTTCCATATCTTGATTATAGTATTGAGTGAGTTTGATAATCTCAAGCTCTCTTTTATATTCCTCACTACTAATTTGGCCATAATGGAGACGCAGTTTGATTTCAGATAAAGTGTGGGCTGTTGTGCCTTCTGCTGAATAATCAAATGCATTTGGGTTTCTTGGAGTATCGGGGAGTGTACTTTCGAGTCTTGCGGAAGGAGTACATGTTAGCCATCTTTTGGATCCGGAGGCTGAGAGAAATGCGTGTGCAGTCATTTTAGTCTTTCAATTCGTTAAAAAGTTACATATACTAATGCACATTTTGGCTAATTTTTTTGATGTTTTTTAAATATTTTTGGGCATATAAAATAAAAAACCCCCAAACAGTTTTATCTGCTGGGGGTTACATTTTTAATATTATTTTACTTACTTTCTTTTAGTGCTTGTATTAAGTTTGCTACCTCTTTTGAAAAATCTACAACCACATCCACTTTTGCTTCAATTTTATTATCTCGAACTTCGCGGTAGTCCTCTGGAAACATTCCGCGCAACGCCACTTCAGCAATTCTAGAATTAAATGCTTTATTTTCTATGTTCGCAAGTAGCTGGGTTTCCCAATATGATTGAGAATAAGTTGATGCTAAATCCATAGCTTCAGCAAAATTGGGATCTTCTTTTTTAAGTTTAAGTCCAGTCGTTTTGCTAATACCAATTGCAGCATACATACTTTTTTGGGATGCACCTTGTTTGCCTAGATCAAGTATGATCTTGGCGTGCTCTTCAGTAAACTTAAATTTTTTATTTGTGGGTTGTGCCATTATGTTATTTCTTTAAACCTTTTAATGTTTCTGCAAGTCTTGCGCGTTTACCTGTCACACCAGGTTTCTTTGCTGCAGCTGCAAGTTTGCCAGCGGGAATCTTTTCACCTTTTTTAACACCAAGAGATTGTTTTAATGCACCTGGTTTTTTAATTGCTTTCTGAATCCACTTTTCTGCCATCTTGTATTCTCCTAATGACTTTTTCTTTTTGTTTATTGGTGTAGTTATACCATTCTACTATTTCGGATACATGTCGTTTACACCCACGACAATACTCGTTGTCTAACCGACAAACACCGATGCAAGGGCTATTAGTAGGCATAGGTTTCCCTATTCCTACTAATGCACAAACTAGTCTTTTTTCGCCCCATCATCGGTCTTAACTGACATGCGTTCGATCTCAGCCTTGCGGGCTCTCATCTCAGCCATGGCCTCATTAATAACGACTCGGGTCACTGCTGCAGCAAGTTCTTGGCGCTTTTTCTCAATAGCATCTGAGTTTGAAAATCCGCCCCTATCCATCATCTTATTTAAAAGATCGGATGCCATTATGCGTCTGCCGTAGCATCAGGTGCTGGTTGTGTATCAGCAGGTTCACATGCAGCTTGTAATGCAGCTACTTGTGGGCCACCTTGAGTTTGAATCTCATTAATTAAATTTGCAGAAGCCACAAATGGTGCATTACCTAATACATTAAGCAATCCGTTCACTTGATCCACTGTTAAAGTTAATGTTATTTTTTCTTTGCTAATATCGGTCATACTTTTCTCCTTTTATCTAGTTCTCGTTGAATGTACCATATCGCCTTTTCTAAGTCTTCTATGGCATCGTGTTTTAAATCTGCACGCCAGATGTACTTCACGGCATTCCCAAGACAGAAGTTCATATGTTCTGTAATTTGAATGCACTCTATATTTTCACCACAAATACATTTAGCTGGGTTACTCGTATAATGCTTTGGATGATTAACTGGATCATTTTGATCCTCAACCATTCCAAGCCAATTTTTTTCGCTTATAGCCATTATAAATTTAGCTCCTTTTTAATAATCTCTAATCCCTTACCAAAATGATATCTCCAGTATTTTTCTGTCACGGATATATCATTGTAAGTTAAACCATCAAGGTAAGCCTCAAAAATAAATTGTTGTTTTGGGTCAAGCTTAGCGTCAATGATTTTTCTAATGTCTATTAAGTCTTCCTCGGTCCAGGGTAACCAACCATCAATCAGTGTGGCTGAGAAGTTACCTTCCTTAGAGTCATCGCGCTCCATGGGATCAGGGTCC